AGGTAAAAAATATTCAACATTATTAAAAGGTGAAAAACCAAATAAGATAATGCCTGAACTATCTGGCAAAACTTCTAAGAAAATTAAAAAATTTGTAGGTGCATAATGGCTAAACTTTGTCCAAAAGGAAAAGCAGCAGCGAAGCGAAAATTCAAAGTGTACCCCTCGGCATACGCTAACATGTACGCATCAGGAGTCTGTTCAGGTAAGATAACACCTGGTGGAAAGAAAAGAAAAAAGATGATGGGTGGTGGAAGAATGATGCCTGATAGAGTTATGTTAAAATCAGGTGGTATGTGTAAGCTAGCTTCAAAAGGAAGAGGGAGAGCTTACGGAAAGAATTCGTAATGGGACTAAGAAAATGGGTTTCAGAGAAATGGGTAGATATCGGAGCACCGAAGAAGGACGGCAAGTATCAACCGTGCGGGAGAAGCAAAGGCTCAAAGAGGAAATATCCAAAATGCGTCCCACTTGCAAAAGCCACACGGATGACAAGCTCGCAAAAGGCGAGTGCTGTCAGACGAAAAAGAGCAGCGGGTAATCCAGGCGGTAAGCCAACCAACGTCGCAACATTTGCTAAAAGAAAGAAAATGGCATTTGGAGGACTAGTGTAATGAACTTAGAAAAAGATTTACAAAGATTAAAAAAAGAAAAAGCATTAAAAGAATCTGCTATTGCTCAACTTAGAAAAAGAAGTAAAGATTCTAACGCTAGACCAAGAGCAGAAAAAAATATTTTATCTACTAATCCAGAAATGCAAAAAATATAATGAGAAAAAGTTTTTCAAAAGGCACAATGCCTGCAAGAAATAAAAAAAATTTTAGAGCTACAAAAAGTGGCGCTGGAATGACAGAGGCTGGAGTTAAAGCTTATAGAAGACTTAACCCTGGTTCTAAATTAAAAACAGCCGTGACAGGAAAAGTAAAACCTGGATCAAAAGCTGCTAAACGTAGAAAATCATACTGCGCAAGATCGCTCGGACAATTAAAACGAGCATCAGCTAAAACAAGAAACGATCCTAATTCACGAATCCGTCAGGCAAGAAGGAGATGGAAATGTTAAAAAAAGACAAAATAAAAAAAGTGATTAAAGGATTGGGCAAAGCAGTTAAAGCTCATACTAAACAAGCTAAGATGTTGAAAGGAGCTATAAATGGCGGATCCAAAAAAAGGAACGGGAAAAAAGCCTAAAGGTTCTGGTAGAAGACTCTACACAGACGAGAATCCTAAAGATACAGTTGGAATAAAATTTGCTACACCAGCAGATGCAAGAGCAACTGTTGCAAAAGTTAAACGAATTAATAAACCGTTTGCTAGAAAAATTCAAATCCTAACAGTTGGAGAACAGCGTGCCAAGGTTATGGGTAAATCACAAGTCGCTAGTATTTTTAAGAAAGGAAAAAATGCAATTAGAAACAGTAATAAATAAACTTATTAGATTTTTAAACTCTAGAGTAGAACAATTGTCTATATCAGTCACATCTGGAGGTGTTGACAATATGGAAAATTACAAGTATATAATAGGACAAATCAATGCATTGGAATCAGTGCATCAGGAAATCTCTAACCTGCTAAACGATAAGGAGCATAATGAAGGAACAGTCATCGATATTAACACCAAACAATGATCTTATTGGTGTAAAAAAATCAGAGAAAAAAGAAGAAGAAGTAAAAGGAAAAATTCCACAACCTACGGGTTGGAGACTTTTGGTTTTACCTTTTAAAATGAAAGAGAAAACTAAAGGTGGATTAGTATTAGCCGAAACTACATTAGAGAAGCAGCAAGTTGCATCACAGTGTGGTTTGGTTTTAGCTATGGGTCCAGATTGTTATAAGGATAAGGAGAGATATCCTGATGGTCCATGGTGCAAGGTCAATGAATGGGTAATGTTTGCACGTTACGCTGGTTCACGGATCAAGATTGATGGTGGGGAAATACGTCTGCTAAACGACGATGAAGTGTTAGCAACAATAGATAGTCCAGAAGACATATTGCATGAGTTTTAATCATAGGAAGGAGTAAACTATGCCAGACGAAGAAAAGAAAACTGTTGATATTGATACATCGGGACCTGGTGCAGAAATTGATCTGCAAGAGGAGAAAAAAGAAAACGAAATCGAGGTAGAAAATGAAACAGTTGAGAACAGTGCTGAGTCCGATAATTCATCTGAGAAATCTGATGAGCAGTTGGATGTTCAAGCCGAAGAAACAACGAAACAAGAAGAAGTAAAACAGGACGACGGAAAATTAGAAGAATATAGTAAAGGTGTTCAATCACGAATTGCTAAACTTACTCGTAAGATGAGAGAAGCAGAACGTAGAGAACAAGCTGCTATAGAATATGCTAGGTCAGTTGAAGAAAAAAGAAAACAAGATCAATCTCGTTTTCAAAAAACAGATTTAGATTATTTAGAAAAATTTGAGAAAACTGTTGGTGCTGGATTAGAGGCTGCAGAGCGAGAACTTGCAGCAGCTATCGAGTCACAAGACGCAAAAGCTCAAATTGCAGCAAATAAAAGAATAGCAGAACTCTCTTTTGAGAATGCTAGAATTAAACAAGCAAAACAAAACAAAGAACAGGTTAGTGCAGAACCAACTGTACGATCTGCTGACAGTGGAAACATTGCACAGCCTCAACCTGAAAGTACACCAATGCCAGATCCAAAAGCGGAAGCTTGGGCTGCTAAAAATACATGGTTCGGAAGTAATAGAGCCATGACTAATACAGCTATAGCACACCACCAAGATTTGGAAAATGAAGGTTATGATACGACTTCAGAGGACTATTATCAAGAGATAGACCGAAGAATGAAAGTTGACTTTCCAGCTAGATTTGGTAATACTACAGAAGAGAAAACGTCCGCTCCCGTGCAAACGGTTGCATCGGCTTCACGAAGCGTAAAACCTGGACGCAAAACTGTGAGACTCACTTCTTCTCAAGTAGCAATAGCTAAAAAATTAGGAGTGCCACTCGAAGACTACGCAAAACAATTAAAACTCACGAAGGAGGCATAAGCGTATGGAAAAAGAAAATAAAACTACTTCTCGTGCGAGTCAAACTAGGTCAAAGACTGAAAGACCAAAAGTTTGGGTCCATCCGTCAGCTCTAGACGCACCCCCTGCACCTGATGGTTTCAGGTATAGATGGATAAGAGCAGAAAGCGTTGGCTTTCAAGATACGAAAAACATATCTGGAAGATTAAGAGAAGGATATGAATTAGTAAGATCTGAAGAAGTCGAAAATGCATCTGACTATCCGACCGTTGAAGACGGGAAATACAAGGGAGTTGTTGGAGTTGGAGGCCTTCTACTTGCGAAGGTACCTGAAGAGATCGCGAAGCAAAGACAAGCGTATATGACTGACCGTCATAAACAAAGAGACGAAGCTGTAAGAAACGATTTAATGAAGGAGCAGGATAGTAGAATGCCGATCAATGTTGAAAGGCAATCTCGTGTAACCTTCGGTGGTACTAAGAAATAATTTTTTAACTATTTCTAAATCACTGGATTAAATTAACCGTATCTATCCTTAGGATAGGTGCATATGGAGAAACAACTATGGCAAATAGAAACACACAAGGTTTTGGTTTAGTTGCTGCAGGAACGCTTGGTTCAACACCAGCGACTTCTGGGCAAGGTAAATACAAAATCGATGCGGGTTATGCAACTACTATATTTAATGGTGGTGCTGTTGCTTCTGCTGCTGGTTACATCGTTGAAGGACAAGGAACTGATACTCCTATCCTAGGCGTACTAAACGGAATATTCTACAACGCGGCTACAACTTTAAAGCCTACGTTTGCGAATCATTACGTTCAAGTAACACCAGCAAACTCAGAGGACATCGATGCATTTGTATTCGATAACCCACAACAACAATATGTAGTAGCAACTGATGCTGCTGTAGCACAATCTGGATATCTAGAAACGTATGACATGAATACTTCTGCTGGTAGTACAACTACTGGTAAGTCTTCAGCTACTTTAGATATCGGAGATACAAGTGCTGATGCAGCTTCATGGAGATTATTAAGATCTGCTGAAGATCCTGAAAACGATGAAAATGCGGCTTTCAGATCTGTAGTAGTAGTTGCTAATCTAATTGAACTACAATCGTAATAGGAGAATAGGAGATAAATTATGGCTATATCACGATCACAACTAGTTAAAGAACTAGAGCCAGGATTGAATGCACTATTCGGCCTGGAATATAAAAGGTATGAAAATCAGCATGCTGAGATTTATACTACAGAATCATCTGACAGAGCTTTTGAAGAAGAAGTAATGTTAAGTGGTTTTGCAAACGCACAAGTAAAAGGTGAAGGTTCTGGAGTTTCATTTGATGAAGCACAAGAAACTTTCACAGCTCGTTACACTCACGAGACTGTAGCTTTAGCGTTCGCGATTACTGAAGAAGCAATCGAGGACAACTTGTATGACAGACTTGCGTCTAGATATACAAAAGCTTTAGCTAGATCTATGAGTAATGCTAAACAAGTAAAAGCAGTTGAGCCTCTAATTCAAGGTCTTCCGACTACGGATGGTTTTGATTCAGGTGACGGTGTATCTTTATTTAATACATCACACCCAACAGTGGCTGGAACTTTTGCTAACACTTTAGCAACTCAAGCTGACCTTAACGAAACTTCATTAGAACAATCTTTAATAGATATTGGTCAAATGAGCGACGAAAGAGGTTTAAGAATTGCTGCAAGAGGAGTAAAAATGATTGTTCCTTCTGAGCTACAATTCACAGCTGAAAGATTGATGAAGTCTCAAGGTAGAACTGGAACAGCTGATAACGATATAAACTCAATCGTATCTATGGGAATGATTCCTCAAGGATACAGAGTCAACAATTACTTAACTGACTCAGATGCGTTCTATATCATTACAGACGTACCTAATGGTATGAAAATGTTCAACAGAGCACCATTGACTACAGCAATGGAAGGTGACTTTGACACTGGTAATGTTAGATACAAAGCTAGAGAAAGATACTCTTTTGGAGTTTCTGACCCTAGAGGTATCTTCGGCGTTGAAGGTGTTTAATAACTAAAATTTATGGGGCCGACATAATTCGGCCCCATTTACAATATAAACGGTGAGATTCATGAAAAAATTTTTAGTTAACATTTGGGCGTATAATCATCACGCAAAATTTAAAGTTGACTCAAAAGATTCCCCAACAGACCTGGAACAATCTATCCTTGACAAACTTGGAGAAAACAGTATAGTTTGGGAAAACCTTGGAAATAGTTATAATGACAAGGTAAATAGAATAACCTATGAGGAGGTTATAGATGATACAAGACCTATACAAACGAAAAAGGTCCTTGGAGTTGAAGTGGGAACAGGAGCATCTGGATAATAACAGATACACTCTTGAGATGGTTAGAATTGACGATAAAGTCAAACAGATCATCACAGACATAAAGCTTGAAGAAGCTAGGATTGCCCACATACAGAACAGTGTTGAAAGTTCTGCTCCAGAAGTTTCAGTAGCTTCTTAATACAAAAGCTACATCGTTGAATAAATTCAATTCACACTACAGGCTCTCTTGCACTCTACTCAAAACTAGTATATAGTTTTGTTACTATACAATTAATTAGAATACTGACGAGTATAGTCGACGGCCTAGAGACAGTATTCGGAAACTAGGAGGATATAATTATGGCACAAACTACGTTTTCAGGACCAATATTAGCTGGTACTATTAAAAATACTACAGGTACTACTGTTGGAACTGACATGAAAAATACTGGTCAAGTTGTAATGGCACAAACTTTTGCAGCAGACTTATCTGGAGGAGCACTTGCAGCAACAGCAACAAGTGTAATCATTCCAGCAAACTCACAAATCATTGATTGTGTAATTGATGTAATTACAGCATCATCAGATGCAACTAACATCAGTGTTGGTTTTGTGGGAGGAGCAGCTACTGCTCTTGTTAACACATTTGCAATCGGAACTACTGCGGGTAGAAAATACCCTACAACTCAAGCAGGTGGAGCTTTAGCTTGGGAAGATATTGGAACTTCTGACCAAAGACTTAATGTAACTAACTCTGCAGCTACAAGTGCTGGTGAAGTTAGAATTACTATTTTGTATCAACAAAATAATAATTTAAGCTAATAAATAATTAGTGTGGGGCTTCGGCCCCACATAAATTTTAATGGAGAAACAAATATGAGTTCAGATCAAAAGTTTACAAATATAGCAAGCACAGGTCAGGTAAAAACTATTTCTGGTGGATCTACTAATATAGGTCCTGCTAGAATAACTTACATACAAGCAAAAGGAGTTGCTGATTCTGTGTTGGTATTAAGAGATATTTCATCTGGTAGTACAGGAGCTAAAATTTTCGAAGCTGATTTTGGTACAGAGGGTTTAGATATATATGTACCAGGAAACGGTATTAGATTCGAAAATGGTATTCATGCTACTATGACTAACACTACGTCTCTTACTATCGGCTACACTGGCTAGGAGGCTAAATGGCTAACACTACCTCTGGAACTACAACGTTCGACAAAACGTTTTCTATTGATGAAATAATAGAAGATGCATTTGAACGTATTGGTTTACAAGCTGTTTCAGGAAATCAGTTAAGATCAGCAAGACGATCTCTTAATATTCTTTTTCAAGAATGGGGTAATAGAGGTATTCACTATTGGGAAGTAGGAGAATTAGATCTTGATTTAATTGAGGGACAAGCTGAATATAAATTTTTTAGAGCAAGTTCAGATGGCACAAGTGCTACATCTAATCCTAATGGAATTTATGGAATATCCGATGTCCTTGAAGCACAGTTAAGAAATAATAGAACTCAAACTACTCAATCAGATAGTCCAATGACAAAAGTAGATAGATCTACTTACGCAGCCTTTTCAAATAAACTTTCTAAAGGAACACCTAATCAATATTGGGTTCAAAGATTTATAGATCATGTAAGTATTAGTATCTACCCAACACCTGACTCAACTAATGCATCTAAAGATATGCATTTTTATTATATAAAAAGAATTCAAGATGTTGGAAATTATACAAATGCAACAGATATTCCATTTAGATTTGTACCTTGTATGACTTCAGGTTTATCTTTTTATCTTGCACAAAAATATCAACCACAATTAGTTCAACAAATGAAATTATATTATGAAGATGAATTAGCTAGAGCACTCGCGGAAGATGGTTCAGCTTCTAGTACATATATTACACCAAAAGCTTACTACCCAGGAACGTAATGTCAAAATATGCAACAGGAAAATATTCAAAAGCTATTTCAGATAGATCAGGTATGGAATTTCCATATAAAGAAATGGTTAGAGAATGGAATGGTTCATTTGTTCATTACACAGAGTTTGAACCTAAGCAACCACAATTAGAACCTAAACCTATTGGTGGAGATGGTATTGCATTATTACAAGTAAGACCAGATAGAATAGAACCAATTACAACTGTAATGATTTCTAATAATGGTTTTGAAACTTACAAAGCAGGGTCTGGAATCATAAACGTTTTTTCACCTGGTCATGGTTTAACAAATGGAACAACATATTTATTTAGAGGTGTACCTACAACATCACCTGGAACAGGTACATCAACTAACCCTGTTTTTGCTTATGCAGCTATTCCTAATTTTGATGGAATTACAGGAGCACAAATAGGACAGGGTTCAGGTTATGCTATCACAACAGGAAGATATAAAAATGATGCAAGAGACACTACTGATTATTCAGTAACTAATTTCTTCTTCTTTACAGTTAATTCAGATACTGCTACAACTGGTGGTGTAAAAGGAGGAGGCTACGGTTGTTCCGTTGGGCCTATAACAATAAGCGCATGATAAATAAAATTTGGAATTGGATAAAAAATATTTTTAAACCTGAAAAACAGGATCCTCATATTGAAATGTATGAAGAAACTGCAAAACAAAAAAAGATACGTTTAAAACATAAAGGTGATATTAAGTAATGGCAGGATTTACATACGCAACATTAACAACAGCAATTCAAAATTATACTGAAACAGATACAAATGTTTTAACATCTACTATCACAGATCAGTTTATTGAAAACTCTGAGCTTAGAATTTTAAGAGATGTGCCATTAGATGCATATAAAAAACAATCTATAGGTAATTTAGTTACAGGACAAAATACAATTAACGTACCTGCTAAAACTTTATTTGTAAAAGGTGTGCAAGTTTATGATTCAACATCAGCTTCTACGGGAGCAAATACTTGGTTAGAAAAAAAAGATGAAACGTACTTACAAGAATTTGAACCATCTACAGAAAATGCAGCTAGAGCTAAACCAAAATATTATGCTATGTTTGGTGGAGCAACAGGCGTGTCAGATACTACTTCAGGAAGACTATTTTTAGCTCCTGCACCAGATAGCACTTATGTATTTAAAATACATTATGAAGCTATTCCAACTGGATTATCTGGTTCAAATACCACAACTTATGTAAGTCAATATTTTGGTAATGGATTGTTATATGCTTGTCTAGTAGAGGCATTTTCTTATTTAAAAGGTCCACAAGATATGTTGACATTATATGAAAATAAATATAAACAAGAGGTACAGAAGTTTGCTGCAGAGCAACTTGGTAGACGTAAAAGAGACGATTATACTGACGGTACAGTTCGTATTCAAGTCCCTTCTCCGTCACCTTAATAGGAGAAAAAAATTATGGCAATAACATCGGCAATATGTTCAAGTTTTAAACAAGAATTATTAGAAGGAAAACACGATTTTCAAACTTCTGGTAATGGTGGTCATTCTTTCAAAATAGCGCTATATGATTCTAGTGCTAGCTTAGGAGCTTCTACAACTGATTATTCTACTTCTGAAGAAATTTCAAATACATCTGGATCTGCATACACTGCAGGTGGTAAAGCTTTAACAAATACTGGAGTTGGTTTAACTTCAACAACTGCATTTACAGATTTTTCTGATGTTTCTTTTACATCAGCTTCTTTCACAGCCAATGGCGCTTTAATTTATAACACAACAACAAATGGTGGTTCAAACACTACCGATGCTGTTTGTGTAATTGCTTTTGGTTCTGATAAAACTGCAACTAATGGAACTTTTGAAATACAGTTTCCTGCAAACGATTCATCGAACGCAATCATAAGATTAGCATAAGGAGGGTCCAGTGCCCGACGTTTCTTCTGGATGGGGCCGACTAACCTGGGGACAGGCTGGTTGGAATGATGCCACTGTTTTAACTCAAGGTTGGGGAGCAAAATCTTGGGGTGAAGATGAATGGGGTCAATTATCTGATGCTGTAGCTCAACCTACGGGTTTATCAATTACTTCAAATGTTGGTTCTGTTACTAACGCAGTTAGTGTAACTGTAACTCCTTCAGGTCAATCATTTAGTTCTACTCTTGGAACAATTTCAAATGTTATAAGTGTAACAGTTGAACCAAATGGTTTACTTATTAATGATCTTCAAGGATATGCAGAAGCAAGTATTTCAGTTGCTCCGTCTATTACAGGTGTTTCTGCCACAGCAGCAATTGGAGTTTTAGATCCAAATGATCAAACAGTTGGACTAACTGGTCAGGAAATTACATCAACACAAGGAAATGCATTTGCACCTAACGAAGACGTATCTCTTACAGGTCTATCAATTACTTCAACTTTAAATACTCCCGTTGCAGTCAATGCTGTTGAAATTCTTCTACCGACACTTACAATTACATCACAACAAGGATCTGTAGTTGTTCCAAATGATGCAGTATTACCGACTGGATTATCTATAACATCAGCCGTAGGTTTTGTTGAAGGAACAGGATCAGTAGTTGTACCAACAACTGGTGTATCAATGAGTGCTTCTATAGGTACAATTGTAGATATTCCTGATCAAATGATGGGATTAACAGGAGTTTCATTTAGCTCTACTATCGGTAGCGTAGATCCTAAAGATCAAGTTGTTGGATTACCAACACTTACAATGACAGCCACTGTTGGAGAACCATTTATTATACATTATCAAGATGTTGACACTGGTTCAAATACGTCTTATAGTGCACTTTCAACAGGATCAAATAGTAATTATTCTGATGTTGCAACTGGATCAAATACAAGTTATAGTGACGCTGCATAGGAGATAAAATTTATGGCATCAACATATACACCTCTTGGTATAGAAAAAATGGCTACTGGCGAAAATGCTGGTACATGGGGAACAAAAACAAACGCAAACCTAGATCTTATAGAACAAGTTCTTGGCGGTTATAAAGCAGTATCAATTGCTGGTGGTGCACAAACAACTGCTTTAACAGTTGCAGATGGTGCATTAACTGGAACAGCTCAAGCAAGAATGATTGAGTTTACGGGTTCTATTACAGGAAATCAAATTGTAACAATACCTTTAGACGTAGAAACTTTTTATTTTTTAAGAAACTCAACTTCAGGTGCTTACACAGTTCAATTTAAATATGTTTCTGGTTCAGGAGATTCGTTTACTTTTTCAGCAACTGATAAAGGTGATGCTATTGTATTTGCAACTGCAAGTGATGGGACTAATCCTAATATCGATACAATAGCTTTAGGTATTTCAAACATAGTTGAGGATACATCACCTCAACTTGGTGGTGACTTAGATGTTAACGGAAATAAAATTGTATCTACTTCAAACGGTAATATTGAATTAGAACCAAATGGAACTGGTGATGTAATATTAGATACTGACCAAGTTACTATTGGTGGCGGATCAGAAGTAGGACAAATATCTTCTAATGGAGCATACGATCTTAAACTAGTTACAAACTCAGGAACAAATTCAAGCTACATCAATATTGTTGATGCAGCTAATGGTAATACACAATTATATCCAAATGGAACAGGTTTAACAGAAATTGGTGGTGCAACAAATCCAGGTACAATTCAGCTTAATTGTGAATCTAACAGTCATGGGATTAAGCTACAGTCGCCTCCACATTCAAGTGCACAGTCTTATACAATAAAATTTCCCACTGGAAATATAACAGCAGGCACATTTTTAAAGGTAGATAGTATTACAGGGTCAGGGACTACAGCTGTTGGTCAATTAACCTTTGATTCTTCACCAGCAACAACAGGAAAAGCTATTGCAATGGCAATCGTTTTCGGATAAAAGGATTAAATTATGGCAGCACCAAATATAGTAAACGTAACAAGTATTCTAGGCGAAGTAGATCAATTTGCTTTAGGTACTACTTTAACAACAACTTTAATAACAGCAGCTTCAAATAAAGTTTATAAAATTAATTCTATTAATATAGCAAATATTGATGGAACAAATGATGCAGCAGTAACTATGGGAATAGTAAAATCAGGCGGATCTCAAATTAATTTTGCTAGCACAATCACTGTACCAGCAGATGCAACACTTGTTCTAATAGATAAAAATAATGGATTTTATTTAGAAGAAGGCGACGCTATAGCTGGAGGAGCTTCTGCTACTGGAGATTTAACCGCTACTATTTCATACGAAATTATAGACGACGCATAGGAGATAGCCCAGTATGCCTACTCCTGGTGGACCTTACTCTGGAATCTGGAAGCTGTCCGATTTATCAAAATATATTCAAGATAACTCTTGGCCAACCGCTTATATTGGTTCAACTGATATTGGTTATGGTTTAGGTGGAGAAGAAAATAGTAATACTAATATCATAGATTTCGTAACCATAAGCACTGGTGGACAATTTTTAGATTACGGAGATTTATCACAATCAGGAACAGGTGGTGCTGTTTCTACATCAACAAGAGTGGTTCATGGTGGTGGTAATATTACTGGGGGACAATCAAACGTAATTGAATATTTTGAAATAGCTGTCAAAGGAAATACAACAGACTTTGGAGATTTAACAGTTGCTAGAGGTAGAGACCCTGGAATAAATAATGACACTAGAGGTTTATTTTGTGGAGGTTCTGATGGAAGTTACTACAACACAATTGATTATATTACAATTGCATCTACGGGTAATGCAACAGATTTTGGTGATATGATTTCTCCTGCTTTAGGTGGTGGATCAAATAATGTAAACTCTACAACAAGAGGTGTTGTAATGGGTGGAGGTAACCCAAGTAGGTCTGACGTTATTCAATACATAACTTTTGGTTCAACAGGAAACATGACTGATTTTGGTGATATTGCTGCTGGAGGTTCTCTTTTAAATGCAGGTGCATGTTCTTCTACAAGGGGAGTTTATGCAGGGGGAGATGGAGGTGGAGGTGGAAATCAAATGGGTTATATAACCATAGCTTCTACAGGTAATACAACAGATTTTGGTGACTTAACATTCTCTTCTTCTGAAGGAATAATAGGAATGAGTAATTCTACTTTAGGTTTATTTGGTGGAGGCTCTTCACCTGGAGCAGTTGCTGTAGATAAGATAACAATTGCTTCTACAGGTAATGGAGTAGATTATGCAGATATGACTACAACACACTCTGAAGGAGCTGGAAGTTCTGGTTCTCATGGTGGACTTTCTTAATTAATATGTTATGTAATCTCTATGAAAGAGATTATAGAATTTTTTCCAACTACTTTTTATTATAAAGAAAACATATTATCTAATTTAGATAAATCAAAAATAGTTAAATATTGTTTAGACACCAAACAGGAAACAAAAAAAGGTGGTTCTGAATGGTTGGTTAATACTTTTAATAGTCTGGGAACTTTAGATATAATTAAAGATAAAAATTTTAATAAGCTTAACAAAGAAATATTAAAACATGTCAATATATACAATCAAACTTTAGGATCAGATTATAAATATAAAAAATTATCTAATGGATGGTTTAATATATATAATAAAAATGATTATCAAGAATTTCATAATCATGCAGGATATACTTTTTCAGTTATTTATTATGCACAAGTAGAAAAAAATATTGAGGATAGATCTGCTACTATATTTAAACACCCTTATGAAGACATGAGGCCATTAAAAGGATCTGTAAAGTTAAATCATTTATCTTATCAAACAGTAAAAATGAAACCAGAAAATAATAGCTTATTAATATTTAGAAGTTATTTGCAACATTACGTAGAAAAAAATAATAAAAATACTAGAGTTACTTTAGCCTATAATATTGACTAATTATAAATAAATGTTATATCTTTTTTTGTGAACGAAAGAAAAATACACTATCTTTGTGGATTACCAAGAGCAGGTAATACTATTATATCTACTATATTAAATCAAAATCCTGAAATAGCAGCAACTGCTAATTCAGTCATTACAGAAATATTTAGAGAATTACATCATTTAAAAACATTAGATGTTTTTCAAAATTACCCAGATCATAATTCTTTTGACAATGTTATTAAAGCAGTGATCCCTGAGTATTATAAAAATTGGAAAGAACCTATTATAATTGATAGAGGTCCATGGGGTGCACCCACTAACTTAAAATTTTTAAAACATTATATAAATCCTAAACCTAAAATTGTAATATTAGTTAGAGATGTTTTAGAAGTCCTAGCTTCTTTTATTGAATGGGCTGATAAAAACTACGATGCTTTTCCTAATAGATATGGAAGTATGGATACAGAAAAAAGATGTGAGTTACTAATGAACCACGATGGTTTAATTGTAAAAGAATTAATAGCTATTAAACATTTAATCGATCATCATCCAGGTGAATACAAATTAATAGATTATAATGACTTAGTTAAAAACCCAGAAAAAATTATAAAAGAAATATATAAATTTTATGACATTAAACCTTTTAAACATAACTTTAAATCATTTAAACAATTTGAAGTAAATGGTATGGGTTATAATGATAAAATAATTGGAGCTAATTTACATACTATTAAAACAAAAGGCATTAATAAAACTAAAAGAAATATTAAAAAAATATTACCAAAATCTATTATAGAAAAATATAGTAATCTTAATGTATGGACAAATTAAATCTATATGTTATAGAAGAAGTATTAGGAAATAAATTAACTAATGAACAAAAAGAAGAAATTATAATGACAAAAGAAAACAATAAATCTAAAGATTTAACTTTAGCTGGTATATCTAAACTACCTTCTTTAACTAAACAATATCAAGGTATGTTAAAACATATCAACACATCATTACCTGCAATTAAAAAAACATCGGCTAATTTCTATAAATCACACTCACAGTTTATGGGTGTTATGTTAGATGTAACAGCCATTACACCTGTAAGATCATTAAAACATACTTTAGCTGAATTAGATAGAACAAGAACAGCATTAGAAGAAGCTCATTTAAAAATGAATGAAAATGATATAATGATTAAAAAAAGAGAAAAACAATTAGAGAACCCAGATTTAGATTCAATAGAAAGAGAACACATTGAACATAAACTTTTAAAATTAAAAGTAAATGGTGCAAACATAATGAATAGTGTCCAAGGTGCTGTTCGTAAAATGTCTTTCTTTACTACACAGTATCAATCTATTTTAAAAAAATTAGGTAAAGAAGATATTACTGAAGAAGAATATGAAAAAGAAGAAGTTAAGTATCATATTATGACCTGTATGAAACAAGCTTTAAATGCAGCAAGAGCTAGAGGAGGTCAAATAGATGAAGGTAATTTAATATATTTATTTGATATGGGAATAAACTCGGCGGTTGCTCAAAAAGAAATATACGGGTATCTTAAAAGAGAAAATGATATGATGGCTAATGGTGAAAACCCTAGTCATGAAATGACTGTGCAGTGGTTAGAGCACTGTGCTGAAATATTTAAGAAAGACTCTCAACAATTTGCAGATAGACGTGGTTTTAAGTTATTAGATGAGAAGTCTTTAGCCACTGTCAACGAAGATAAGAAGAAACAAGACTAGCAATTACAGCTTAACTATGCTATTTACAGAGTTTAGATTATAGTATAATCATAAACTTTAAGGAGAAAATTAATGGCATACAAAGCAGTAAAATATAAATTAAATAGTGACGGCACTATTCCTTCTTTCCTATACCCAGGAAATAATGGTTCTAATGGTAATTGGCCAAATTATATAGATGGTCAAACAGGTCCACAAGATTCGTGGCTAATCGGTATTGCTGATGATAATGCATCTTTTCCAGCTGATCAAGCTGAAGAAATTGCATCAAAAGCAGATTTAGTAACTTACCTAAATACTTATACAAGTACTTGGAAATCACCTGATCCAGCAAACCCTGGAATTGAAAATGAATTAGCATTTGATCAAGATGCCCACGCTACATATTTTTGGAATAAGTTAGACGCATTAAACGCATAAGGATTTTAGATGGCTCAGTTCCCAAAATTTGATAACGCACAAGGCGTTTGGAACATACAAGATGTTTATAACCAAGTTTATAATGGGACTTGGCCAAACCTTGGAGCTGTAGGTATATTTGGTGGAGGAACTGTTTTTCCTGGAACCAATTCATCAATTGCAGAATCTTTTAATCTTGCTTCAGGTGGAGAAGTTTCTGTATTTGGAAATTTAAGTGCATCTCGAAGAGATTTAGGTTCTACTAGTTCTTTATCAAGAGGATTGTTTGCAGGAGGATACACACCAACATCTTCTAATGTAATTGATTACACAACGTTTACTTCATTGGGAAGTCTAGCTGATTTTGGAGATTTAACGGCTGCAAGATATGGTATTGGATCAGTTAATAGTTCTACAAGAAGTGTTTACGCTGGTAACGGACCTTCAAAAAATACAATAGATTATGTAACAACAGCTTCACTTGGTAATGCTGTAAGTTTTGGTACCTTATCCGCTCAAACAGGACAAGCTATGGCAGGGGTATCCAGTTCAACAAGAGGTGTTTTTGGAGGATCTATTACGTTTGGTCCCACAACAACTCACAACACAATTCAATTTATAACAACAGCTACTACTGGAAACACAGCAGACTTTGGTGATCTTACTGTTGCTAGAAGATCAATGCAAGGAACCTCTTCTTCTACAAGAGGATTATTTATGGGAGGCACTCCAGCAAGTAATGTAATAGACTTTATTACAATCGCATCTACTGGAAACGCAACAGATTTTGGAGATTTAACTGCATCAATATTTGCAGGAGGTGGAGCAAGTAATTCAGTAAAAGCATATTCATTAGGTGGCGTAACTGGTAGTACACCACTTACTAACAAACAATTTGTAACTATTTCAACTACAGGTAATGCAACTGATTTTGGAGACCTAGGTGGTACAGGAGGTCAAGGAGCAGCAACTAGTAACGCCCACGGCGGTTTAACAGACGGGTATCAAGGGACAAGGCCTGCTACATTTTTAGATGGTGGGGATTTAGCTATAGCTGCAGGAGGTGGTTTTAATACCATTAATTCATTTAAAATATCTCAAACAGGTAACGCAACTGATTTTGGTGATTTAACTATTTCCCCTAATATTAATAGAGCAGTAGGAAATGAAACAAGATTTGTAAGTGCAGGAGGACAAACACCTTCTCTTCAAAACAAAATAGAGTATGTAAATTTTTCTTCACAAGGTAATGCAGCAGATTTTGGTAATTTATTGACTTCAGCTAGATATGGTGGATCTGCTTCTAATTCTACAAGGGGTGTATTTGCAAGTATGAATACTCCTTCTGCTTCAAATGTTATTCAATATATTGAAATATCTTCACTTGGTAATACAGCAGATTTTGGTGATTTAACACAATCAGGTTCTGGAGCTCCAGCTGGTGGTGGATCTTCAACAAAAGGATTATTTGGAGGAAACTTTACACCAAGCTCAACAAATGTAATTGACGCAATAACTTTTGCAACCACAAGTAATGCTACTGATTTTGGAGATTTAACACTTGCAAGAGGAGGAGCCGGTGGATCATCTTCTGAAACAAGAATGGTGTTTATGGGCGGTAGAACAAGTCCAGGTAATGAATCAGATGTAATGGATTATGTTACTATTGCATCTGCTGGTAATGCTACAGACTTTGGTGATTTAACTGCAACAAAATATTTAATGCAAGGAACTTCAAATAAGACAAGAGGTGTTATTGCAGGTGGAGAATCAGGGCCTGCTAATACTACGACTATAGATTTTATTACTATTGCCTCTACTGGTAATGCTCAAGATTTTGGTGATTTAACTGTAGCAATGGCTGGTAATGGTGTAAGTTCAAACGGCCACGGAGGATTAAATGGCGCTACGTTAAGTGTTGCTTCAGATTTTGGTGTATTTGCTGGTGGTAATACTGGAAGTGATATAAATACAATACAACAATTTTCTTTTGCATCTACTGGTAATACTACTGATTATGGAGATCTAACAACTGCTGCTGGTGTTAAAGGTTCAGGTAATTCTACTAGAGGACTTTTTACAGGTCTTGGCGCAACAACTACCATTGATGCGCTTAATTTACAAACTACTGGAAACTGTTCGGATTTTGGTGATCTTACTGTTGCTAGAGATAATCCTCAAGCTCACTCAAACTCTTCAAGATGTTTATTTAGTACAGGATATGATACTCCAGCAACTTCGAGTAAAAATACAATAGACTTTGTTACAGTTAATTCAACAGGTAATGCTATAGATTTTGGAGATTTTGTTCAAGCAGTTACTAATGCTGGTTCAACAGGAAGTTCTACCAGATGTTTAATTGCAGGAGGTATTAGAGCACCTGGACCTGGAGCAGTATTAGATGATATTGGTTTTGTAGAAATGGCTACAACAGGAAACACTACTGATTTTGGAGATTTAACAGTTACAAAAACATCTTTTGCAGCTACATCGAGTTCAACAAGGTCTGTTTTTGGAGGAGGTAGTTCTACAGCAAATATTATTGAATATGTGACAACAGCTTCAACAGGTAATGCAACAGACTTTGGTGACCTAACTGTAGGACGAAGAGATTTAGCTGCTACTAGTAATAAAACTTATGGTGTATTTGGAGGTGGGGCTGCCCCAAGTTTATCAAATGTAATGGATTATATAACAATAGCGTCTACAGGTAATGCTCAGGATTGGGGTGATTTACTTGCAGCAAATAGAGGACTGGGTGCTACGTCAAACAGTCATGGAGGTTTATAATGGCATTCCCAAGTAAAGATGGACCTAACTCATACATCTGGAAAATAAAAGATGTATACAATGCAAGACAGGGAGATAACTGGCCAGAAACTTTAGCAGGAGATAGAGGTGTGTATGCTGGTGGTAATAATCCAAGTTTACACGATACGATAGATATAATAACTGTTTCTACAACAGGTAATGCAACAGACTTTGGAAATTTAACTTCTTCAAGATCTTCAATACAGGGAGTTGGTTCAAGAACTAGAGCTGTTTTTTCAGCAGGTTTTAATCCAGCTAATAATAATACAATGGATTATATAACTTTTGCATCAGCAGGTAATGCAGTAGACTTTGGAGATATGTTAGAAAATTATGAAGGATTTGGATGTGGAACAGGTGTAAATGATAACACTAGAGGAATATGGGGAGGAGGTTATACACCAAGTAATGTTAATACTATTCAATTTATTACAATAGCTTCTACAGGAAACTCTACAGATTTTGGAGATTTACTTGCTGCTAATACAGGTGCCAATGCAGCTTGTTCACCAACAAGAGGTGTAATGGCAGGAGGTAATCCTGGCTCAGGTGCAGGTACTAATGTAATGCAATATATCACTACTCAATCGGCAGGTAATGCAATTGATTTTGGAGATCTGTCTGGAGTAAGAAGATTGAATGGTGGAAGTTCTTCAGCAACAAGAGGTATTTTTGCTGGTGGATATACTTCTCCTACAGGATCATTGAATGTTATAGAATTCATAACAATTGCAACAACAGGTAATGCATCAGATTTTGGTG